AGTCAACCCCCACACCCAGGGCTTCGCGCCCTTGCCGGTCTTCGGGTTGGGGTAGAGCAGTGTCTCGATCACTTTCCACCGGCCAGTATTTTTGTTTCTGTATGTCGCAATTTCGTCGATCACAATTATGTCGATGTCAGGGCGCTGCGCGAGTTCCTTTGCGATGACGGCAACCCCGTCGTGGTTGATGATGTAGACATCCTTCGGCGAGGCGAGGAGCTTCTTGCGCTTCTCAGCGGTGCCATGCAGCACGCTGAACTTCCTATGCCCAAAGTGGAAATAGAGGGCATCACCCCACACACGTTCGAGGGTGGAGAGCGGCGCGATGACGAGCGCGCGGTGCCCGTACCCGGTCTCGATCAAGTAATCAGCAGCCCAAATTGCGGATAGGGTCTTGCCCGTCCCGATGTCGTTCAGGATGTACCCATGCGGGTTCGTGACGGCGAAGGCGGCGGTGGCGACCTGGTGGCCGAACGGGTCGGGGATCAGCGTCCGCTCCCTCGGCCACCGGTAGTAGTGCTGGATCGGGCTATCGACCTGCACCCCGAGCAGCGCCAGCCTTGCCACAGTGTCAATGGTGTGCGGCATCCCCACGAACCCCGGCGCCAGTTCGAAGGCTGACGGTATCAAGGTAACGAGCCGAGGATCGCTCGACTCGATAACCAGGGCTTGCAGGTCGGGGAAGACTTGGTGGGGGGTCATGCTCGCGTTCGTGCCAGTCGCTCTATTTCGCCCTGGCAGTAGATGCACCGAATCCGGCCGAGTTTCAGGCGGTCGGGATGGATCAGATCGCCACACTCTACACAGTGTGACCCATCAAACTCCGGGTGGCTCTCCGGCGCGGACTTCCCGCGGGCACGCCGCTCGGCGTCGGCGGTCCAGAGTTCGACTACGGAGTCGGCAGCGTCAACGATGTCCATGATCAGTCTCCAGTACGCAAAGTTCTCCGAAGGCTCTGCTCACCTTCCAATCAATTACGTCAGCCCTCGCGATGTGAACGGCGGCGCTGCGCAGATGGTAGTTAAACCAGTAGCGGTGCCAGCGAAGGGTCAGGCGGGCGATCAGGATGGCCACACATTACCCATCAGTTCAGCGATCTGCACTTCCAGCCGGTCGAGATCCTCCTGCCCGTCGCAGCAGATCGACAGCCCGCCGGCCCCGGTCACGCCTTCCCAGAACAAGACCTGGTGCTTGCTCATCCCGCGATTTTGTTCGGTACGGCGGCCGGGGGCCTTGGCTTCGACTGAAACTAGCAATCCTATTCGCTTACCGACCATCGCCGGGGTCACGACAAGCGGGACAACCCCCGTGCGGTCGTGGATTCCATGGATACCTAGCCCATTTTGCACGGTACACCATGAGAACGCACCCTTCGAGTCAAACCACTGGCGAACCATGTCTTTTACGTGATCTTCTGATTCGATCTTCTTCATCCCTGCCTCCGTTCTGGTCCTGCATACCCCGCGGTCGCGCCGTGTCGCCGCCCGCCAGTCCACATGATCCCGTTGGTGCGCTGAACCTTAACCTGCGGTACGCGGTCCTTCTTGACGTGTGCGTTCTTCGGTTCGTCATCGTGCTCGCAGGTCTGCTTGTAGTAGTGGCTCCCCGCGACGTGGTAGACGACGATGCCTTCGGGGTTCGCGAATCCAGGGGCGCAAGCGCTCCCCTTTAATCGAAGCCTAGCCAAGGCCGCTTCGATCTCGTTGGTATGGAACACGCCTTCGTAGAGCACCGACACGACGCCGCAGCACGCGGGTCGAACAGCAAGGTTCAGCCAGATGGAGGTGTTGAACAAGCTGAACTGTCTATCTTCCAACCCGTAGCCGCGCTGGATGCCTTTGCCCCACCACTCGCCGAAATGACGGCCGGGGCCGAGGGTGAATAGTTCTTCGGCGTGGTATTGAGCCCAACGAGCGAACCCGAAGTTGTCGTCATCAGGTGTGATCCACCGCGTCCGGGACCCGGCCTTCATCACAAGACTGCCGTCGGCTTCGGTATGATTGTTGGCGATGATGCACGACTCGCCAATTTCACCAGCACCGATGAAGATTGAGGCGTTAGTGCCGTCGATCTTTTCAGTCACCACACACTCGCGACTGAGGCGTGGGATCTTGCCAAACTCTCGGAAGTCGGTCATTTTATTTCCCATGGGTAAGTTCGGACTTGGTACTCCATCAGTGGGTGTGCCGCGTCCCACCACAGCTTGATCCTGCGGACTTCGAGGATCGCGTCCGTGAGTCCGATACGCAGCCGGGTGGCTTCAGCCTGTGCGAGAATCTCGCCGGCAGAGTAACAGCGCGCGTTGGCATCGGGGGCGAAGGTGATGGAGCCGGTGATTAGTCGGGTGTCATGCTCGGGTAAATTATCCATAGGGTCCTTTCGCTTCAGAGCACTTGCCCTGTTGATTTACGTTACATCGGGAGCACGAGTTCTTACCGCGCTTCGGGGCCGCCGGCCAGTGGTTATTCCTGAACGCGACCTGCAGGCGCTCGATCTCAGGAAGTAGACCCATCCAGAGTTCGGGAAGTTCCCGGCGGGCGTAAGTTTTGTCGCTGGTCACCCCATGCTTCAGCCAGATGTAAGCGGTATCCACAACCTCCAACTCAGGGAACTGGTGAAATGACGTGGCGGCGAACAGTTTCAACTGATCCTCGTCCAGCCATATCTGGCCCGCCTTCCAATCGCCAATGAACGCATGGCTGCCATTGATCACGGCCACGTCGTAGATCGACCGGCACCAGGCCGTGCTGTCGAAGTACCCGCACGGCTTGAACGCCTGATCCAACGTAACCCGAAGCTGCGTGTACTTGGCCCCCGGCGCGGCGAGCACGGCAGCAGCCATCGGCTCGTAGGGTGCGAACTGCGGCGGCAGCGGCGTGCCTTTCGCGATGCGTTGGGTCAGTGCGTCATCGATCAGGTTCCCCGCGCGCATTGCGGCCGTCTGGACGAACTCAATCCGATCAGCCGAGCCCTTCGGCGCCACGTTCTTGTGGTAGAACATGCGCGGACATTCCATCCAGTCTTTGCGTCGGCTGTGGCTCCATGCGATCCAGTCTGCCATCACTTCACCCCCTCAATCATCGCCAGGTCGCAGCGATGCCGCTCGATCTCGCCATACTCTCTGTGATGCACGATCAGGCACATGTCCCGCCCGGCCCGATACCCTTCCCCCGCGTGCCAGGCGTCACGGGCGGCCAGCGTGCGGAACGCCTCAACCACGCAGCCGGGGTATTCTACCTTATGCTCGTGGTGGATGTGCCCTTGGTACCAGTGACGGTACCGGGTCGCGCCCCAGTCCTGCGGCCGGTCGCAGGCCATGATGCCGGGCATCGCCGGGAACTTGGCCTTGTCGCCGTGCGTGACGCCGATCAGCACCTTGCCGAAGCGGTAGTACCAGTGCTCTGCGGGCGATAGGTCAACCGTCACCCGCGGGTTGTTGTGGAAGTAGGCATCAAGCGCCAACGCGATAGCGAAGCTGGAGTGTTCGTCGTGGTTCCCCTTGACGATGCGCACGATCACGCGCTTGTGCTTCGACAGCGCCCGCTTCACGGCGTAGATGGGTATCCGCAGTCCGATCTGCATCACGCGGCCCCAACGGGTGTCCACGTCGAGCGTGTTGTTGCTGCGCAGGGTCAGGTTCTTGCTATTGTCCGCGTGGATCAGGTCACCCAACTCAAGGATCAGCCCGGTCTCGGCCGGCGGGGCGCTGTTCACGAGCCGGTCAACCGCACCCTGGATCTGGCGCTCGGCGATGTCGGCGTTGAAGTCGGCACCCGTTTCGGCGGCCCATGAGTACATGCCGATGTGCGGATCACCGATCGGGTAGACGGCGAGGAGGTCGGCGTTCGTGTGTTTCGGCGGGGCGATGAGCGGGGACATCCCCTTCGCGGCTTGCGTCAGGCTCTCGATCCACTCGCGTACCGCCTCCTCGACCTGCTTGGCGTCGAGTTGCGTCTTGACCCATTGGAGTTTCTGGTTCCCGAGGTCGTCGTAGAGGGTGCTCGTTCCCTTGACGACGAACGGCGCAACGGTCGCATGCACCATGTCGGCCTCAGGAGCGTACCCCCGGAGGGCGGCTTTCTTTTTGATCGCCGAGACGGCCGCGCTAATGACTTGAGGGCGCACACCCATTGCTTTGGCTGCGGCCATCTGGTTCGGGTGGTCCATGCACGCCTGCAATAGTTCCCTCTGCCGCGCCGTGCAGAAGTCCAGCAGTTGCGGGTCCGGCTTTAGCGCGGCAATGCCCATTACGGCTTCACCATCGGTTCCGGCGGCTCGATCCGAATCGACGGGATGTTGGACGACATCAACTGGTCGATGCCCATGTACAGGTACTCCAGGGTGTAATTGTTCCAGATTTCCCGCTCGCCGGGGAGGACAGGCAGCGGGGTTTCGGACTCGTGGGGGTTGACCGGCGCGGCGGCGTCGCGGTGGAGGTGCCACGTATTCCCCCCGAGATCATTGACCCACGCGCGCTCGTTCGGGAACCGGACGCTGGTGTTCACGAAGTATTGCGGTCGGAGTTCGGGGTAGGGGATTATGTGCTGGAAGTCGTACAGCCAGTCGTCGGCCTGCTGTATCCAGTAGTCCGGGTCGGCGGCGCGTCGGTAGGCAGTGCCCCAAATCTGTAATACCTCGCGTGGGCTCATCGCGTTCCCTTCGGAGAACCCCGGCATACAGCGTTGGATGACCCCTCGGAAATCGAAATCGTTGCACTGGTCGGGAGCGAGATCGTAGGTGCCGACCTCCTTCGTCTCCCTGTCGCGCAGCAGGTCTTCCGACTCCAATCCGAACGCCGCGGCGACCTCGGCGTAGAGGGCGTCGCTGAAGCTGAATTTGATGAAGCCGTACCGTTCGACGAGATAATCTGCCGTCGCGTCTTTCCCTGAACCGGCGTGGCCGGCGAGTCCGAGTATGATCATGGTTGTTGTTCCTTCTTTAGATTGAATTTTGCTCTGCGTGCGGGAGACCACGTAACTCCTTCTTGCGCGAGTCTGCGTGCGGGAGACCAAGGTACGCCTTTACGAGCCTTGGATTTCGCTGCACATTGTTCCGGCGTCTGCTTAGATCCAAGGGCGTGTTGTTTACCCTGCATCCATGCCGACATAGCAGCGTTTTGTTCCGCAGTATGCTTGTTACCTAGCGAATATCTTTTACCAAGCATCCGTACAGATGTTGCTGCCCGCTGTTCCGGCGTAGGAACGTATCCGCAGCCATTTTTGTTTCCGATCAGTGCCGCCCGTTTTTTCTCACAAGTTTCAGGGGACTGAATAAGTCCTAAATGCGTCACGCGAAGTCGATCTCTTGTGGCGGGCGATGCTTTTACTCCAAGCGACGACCCCGCTGTCGGGGATACATTGTATTCGGGCTTCACCTTGTCGAGCAGTTGCTGCTCGTAAAATAGCAGCATCGACTTAGCGCAAGTTAATACTGGAAGAAACTTGAATGCCTGTTCCCCATACTTGTCCCATGCGCGTTGGAGCGGGATACTATGATGCACCCCCCGTCTCAAGGCAACTTTGTGCTGTTTCCAACGCTGGGCAATCTTAATCGCTGACCCAATATACCGCTTGCCATTGACGGTATTCAGGATCTCATAGATACCCGACTGGTTCACGCCTTGCACTCCGCATAAGTCTCACCAATACCACCCTCAGCAGCCAGGGGCAATCCTGTTGCCCACGCTGGCGTGGTTGCCATTACTTTGTTCATGAACTGAAGCGCCAGTTCCCCATCATTAGCGGGGACTACGGTCACGATCTCGTCATGAGTCATCAGGACCACACGCAATTCCTTCGCGATTTCAAGCATCTGCTCGCCCACGATGATGCGGTGCAGGCTCTGGATGAGATTCTCCGTGAGTAACGATCCATAGATTTTGGTCCGGCTCCTGCCGTCGAAGTAGGTAGCGTCTACCTGTTCTGACCACTCAAGCCCACGATAGTTCAATTTCATTTGATTGGGCATCAAAATAAATTCCTTGCCCGTCGTCATGATCCCGTGAGCGCCGAAGGTTACCTCATCCCCACGCATCATGTGTCCGATCACGGCGTCCATGCGCTGCCAGAACCCTTTACCCCGAGGCAGCCCAACCCCCGTGATCATGGGGTAGCGGGCGCGGTACCGGTCCACAAGGGCCTTGGTTACCAGGCAATGCACGAATCGCTCATTCAGGGAAAGTCTCGATGGCATGGCGGCGACTTCATTGACGCGCGCCGGGTTATTCAGGAAGGGGCCGGGGTCGATGCGCAGGGCCATCATGTCCGCTTCGGTGAAGATGATAGGCTTCGCGCCGAGTGCCCCCTTCGCAAATTCCATTGCGGCTTTCATATATCCGCTCCCGAAGCCGAACGAGAGGATTCCGACCTTGCCGACGTGGCCCGGTATCTTATCGGCGGGGTTATTCTTGCGGTCGATCGGGCGTCCGTACACCGTGCTGGCGTGCTCGCTGTACACGTCGCGGCCAGCGCGGAAGGCTTCTGTCAAATCATCCTGCCCGCTGCACCAGGCTAGCAATCGGGCCTCCCCCTGCGATGAGTCCGCGCACACGATAACGTGCCCCGGCGGGGCCTTGATGGACTGCTTGAGCACGGCCATCTCGGGGCGGTTCTCGTTGTGGTTGCTCATGTTCTGAAAGTTGGTTCCGTCCCCGCCTGACCACCGGAGTGTGTGTGCTCCGCAGTAGTTGAGGTAGACCGGCATCGGCCCCCGGCTGGCCATGTCAGCGAAGCGCTGCGCCCGTGTCTCGACTATCCCCGATTTCACGCTTGTCCGCGCCTCTGCCAGTAGCCGCACCTGCTCATCGGGGTCATCAAGCAGTTTCTGCATGGCTGAGTCCGTGCGGGCAAAAGCATAAATCGGCTCCCCCGACGTGGGCGACTTCTTGGTCTCGGGCTCGACCCCGTTGGCACGCAGGATCGCCGCGAACTTGTCACTGGATGCAAACGGTTTCTTGTCGATGCCGAGACCAGCGCACGCCTTGCAGGGTATCACACCACTGACCAGATCAGGCGCTTGGCCGGTCCCGCTGCACACCGGGCAGGCATAGCCCAGGCGGGTCAGTAGTTCCTTCTTGCGTTGCCGTTCCGTCGAAACTGCGCCACGTAATCGGGATATGTCGCCGACGAGAACAGGAGACGTGAACATTTTCACGGTCAGATCAATCAGCGCCAGTTCGTCAGCGGGGAACTGTGGTAGGAATATATCTGCCAGTCCCATCGTTATGCGCACGTCGCCGTGGGCACAGTAATGCCCGTAGGCTACCAACTCTTGATTTGAGAAATCCGCAAGGTGCTTGCCCTTACTCCATTTGGTGTCGTCGCCTTTCTCACCGAGTCCATAGATAGGAGCGAGTATCTTCAGACTGTTGCCGGCCTTATTTCCCCGGATTGCTCTCGCCATCGATAGCGTGTCGATGAACATCGCAGGATGGACCCCGTAGTGGTGTGAAAGGATCAAGCCATCGAACTGGGCATGGTGCATCACCACGGCGGTATCAGACCAGTCCACTTCTTCCTTTACCCACTGTTCGAACCGTTCGGGCAGGAGCCAGTATCGCGCGGGGCCGTCCTCGATACCAACCAGGATAGTCTCATAGCGACTGTCCCTGACGTAAGCCTCGGTTCCAAGGTCGGTCACCGAATAGTCGGCGGCCCAGTAGCACTCGAAGTCAATCCCAATTATGTCCACTACTTCCCCTTCCTCTTGCCGGTCACGAACGTCTCCACCGGCCAGCCGTGTATCCGCGCTACCGCCCGGTTCAGACGAGCGAAGGCGGTGTTGTGTTCCTGCTTCGTCTCGGTCTTGATTCGAACCTGGTGGGCGTGAATCATCTCGTGTGCGATGCACTCCATCAGGTCAGCGGTGGTCTTCGTGTAGTACGCACTCACCCGAATGATGTGGTCAGTGGACCGGCAGTACGTCGTGTGGTCGGCCGAGCGGTCGCGGTGCCGCGTCACGCTGAACTCCACGGCGTCGGACTCGGGGAGTTTCCACGACTTGAAGGGCGCGGTAGCTCGCAAGTAATCGTAGGCTGCGGCGAGGACTTGCGGGGTGAGGGGGAGGGTCATGTGCCAGTCAACTTCCGAAACCGATTCAGGAATAATAGTTTCGCCCACTCAGGGTTGAGTGCAAGGATAACCACGTCGGCTGCGGGCTGTTGGAACCCCCACTGCCGGGTCGTCTTCGGCATGAGATCCTCGGCTTCAGTGCGCAGCACCGCCCAATCCGCAGCGTGAACTTCGTCTGGTATATCAACCGGGAGTTCGAACTTCTCGGCGATCGCTGCCCAGTTGAGTGCCTCGATCCTGTTGTAGTCGGGCAGCGAGCGCTTGAGCGGCCGATTGATGTCGTTGCAGTAGGCTTCGGTCGCATCGTGTAGGAGCCCGATCAGCGCATACTCTATCGGCACTACTTGGGACACGAGCACCGAATGCTCGGCTACGCTGTAGAACTCGCGGCAATGACCGGTGTAGCGGCAGAGCATGGAGAGCGCGTGCGCGATGTCCTCGATACACACCTCATCGGCGCGCGGGGCGGCGGGGTAGTATTGCAGCCCGGTATAGGTGCACATCCAGTCAAGTTTCGAGCGGTCTTGGGTCATTTCCCCCACCCCCCAGGTATCCCCACAAGCCAGTACCAGAACCGGCGGATCATTGCACTACCCACACTGCCAGCGCGACCCAATACGCACCAGCATCGTATCGGCCACACGTCGCGCACCCCATCCCGAGTAACACAAGAACGCACGACCAGGTAAAAACGAACGCGTGCCAAGTCATTGCACCACCCCCGTTGTGGTATATCCACCCGTTAAAGTACACAACCCGCAGGCCACGTTGTGTGCTACGAGGTCGTACACGTTCTGGCCCCACAGGTGAACCTCACGCGCTTCGATGATCTCTTGGCAGAGCAGGGTGATCTCGTTCGTGGTGAGCTTGCCCTTCTGCAACGCTTCGATGCGGTGCAGCATGGGGTGGGGCTTGGCGAACTCGGGGCTGGAGATGCTCATGCATCAACCCTTCGACCATCGGCTCCATAGAATTTGTCGCAAGTCCAAAAGCCAATTGAAGATTGATCTACAGCCAGTAGATCGGCCAAGGATATAGGGGCACCCATCCAATGCTTTCCGCGTTCCCCGCATTCAGGACAAGTAACAATTTGGTCAGATAGGGTCCGGGCGGTTGCGCGGTTCTGGTATCGTTGCTTCGCGTTCACAACCCATGCCTCCCTAGGAACTCCGCAACCTGTTCCTTCGACTCCCCGGCCGCGTGCATGTCGGTGAGCACGGCCCATAACGAACGGTGGATCGCAGCACGGTAGGTCGGCTGGTTGATGACTATCCGCGGGATCAGGCGGTCGCGTTCGAGTTCCTCGGCCATCCTCGGCCAGGCACGGACGGACGACCCAAGGTGAGGCCACTTCATGTGGAGCTTGTGCAGCATGGACTTGCACAGAACCTCGTGGGTTGACTCCCGGACGAACTCCCAGAAGTGCGGCACGGACTCGGCCTTGAGCGAGCCAAGGTAGGCGGCGCCGAGGGGGTCGGAACCAACACCGCGCCACATGTTCGGAGATTCCTCAATCAAGAAATACCCATTTTGCACGGCTGCCGGAGCGATCTTGGCCCCCCGCGTTATGGCTTGGCTTAGGGGGATCATTTGTCACCCCCATGCCCGAATAGGGTCTTGCCGATCAGACTGGCCAAGAGGAGCATCCCAACGAACAACCAGTAACTGGGATGGATAACCGCCTCGGGGCCGCCAACCCAAATCTGTGGGAGTACCCACGACCAGAGCGACCACAGACACCACCATATTCCTAACACCAAAGGAATGAATAGCACAAGGAGTAATCCTATCACGAACAGCTTCATAACCCGCGCTCCAGTTCGTCGCGGTTCAGTTCCTCAGACGCGATCTCGCGAACCAGCCAGCGCCCACGTTTAGGCATGGCCTGGAACACCCGCCGCGCGGCTTCCGACCGGCCGGGGTTGGGATAAGGCTTCGACTCATGCCGGCGCATGATGCCCTCGATCGTGCGGTTCTTGATCCGGCCCTTCCATCCATGCCCGTGGCTGACGTACGGCGCGAACTCGCCCAGGGCAAGCTGCAGGCCCATCAGGTCGCCGGCGGGCCACGAGGCGCGCAGGTTCATGATGTCGGTGTAGAGCTTGGATGCGTGCTTGAATGGGCGCAGCGAACCGGTCTTGGGTTCCTGCTTCGGTACTGTACCGGGCGGTGCACGCTTCGCATCGACGCGGGCGTTCCACATCTCTTGCTGTTGGGTCATAGGGCACCCTTTTTCGGTAGCGCGCGGACTCGATTTATCCGGTCGATCACTTGGTCAATGGTCTGGTACCCCTGCACCGTGTCACCGTCGCCCTCGTTGATCAGCCCCCCGTCGTCCGACCAATACGCAGTTTCGGCGGTGGAAGACCCCTCTTTACCACAGGCTGCATCGTCCGCGCCAATCCGACGGTCGTAGTGGTCGCAATAATTGCCCGGACCAAACTGCACGGACAAGGTGTATCCGTTATCAAAGGTGATGTGAATCCCCTTCGCGCTACTAAGTTTAATCTGTCCCATTCTTCCCTCACTACTGTACCCCTGTCGGCCGGCGGGGTGCCCGGAAAAGATAATTAGAAGGCCGTACTTGCCGCCAGCTTACGACTAGCGGTTTCCCCTGGTGGGGCGGACGATTTGGTAGCGCGGTCGCGGGCCGCACCTTTGCCTGGTTACCAAGCCAGACTGTCTTTGTCGCCCCTATAACAAGTCGTGCCTTCTAATTACCCTCTACTGCTCGTCAAGTGACCAGAGATCAACCAGCGCCTGCACTTCCCATTCCTCGTAGTCCTTCGGCACCACCTTGGGCAGCGCCCACCAGTGATCGGCGCCGGGGACGTAGAACCCTGCGGGCTCCGCGAAGTCCTTTTCCTCTGAGCGCATCCATGCCGAAATCATTGTCATGCCGTATCCTACACCTATGACCACGAACCTGCACGGAAGTTCAATTCTACCAGTCATACCCTGTGATTCGGTACCGTGCTTGGTACTTCTTGTCAGCCGCCTTCCTTTCGGCCGGCGGGAGTTTGGGCGACTTGTGCACACAGCGTTCGGGCGACCCAGGCGGGTAGAGCACCTCCCCGGCCATCGGTATTTCGTTCTTGCTGTCGGGGATCGGGGCACCCATATCGAGTTTGATGATGCGGCGACCGGTGGGTATGGTACCGGGAGCGTGCGGGGCGATCCAGTCGGGGACGCGGATACTCAGCAGGGCGTAGGCGAACCACTTGCGCGGCAGCAGGCGCGCGAGGCTGTCGGCGGCCTGGTAGTGGGTTACGGCGCGAAGGGTAGTGGTCATGATTTGATCTCGGGGAAGGCGTCGCTCAGTACAGATTTGACAGCGGCTTGAAGCGGCTTCCGAGTCATCGGATATTCGGTTTCCAGAAATGTCATCAACTCAGTCTCGCACCGCCGCAAGTCCTCCACGCGCTGGGCCTCGGCTTCCTTGAGCGCGACTTCGGCGGTGGTGGCGCGTTCGGTTGCCTTGGAAACATCACTTTTCCATCCGTTAATTAGTTCAGTATTTTGTCGAATCGCTGTGACGTAGGAACTTGTCTCGCAATGTTCGCGTAGGCAATCGCGGTGAAAGTATTGTTCGCAGTCTGAGCAACGGTACGCACTTCCGATTGGCATATTCTTACCGCACCCACCAAGCGCATTGGCTCCTCCGCATTTTACTGTTAGCCGTTCTTCTTCATCCTCCCGCGCCTTGCGCTCGGCCTCAAGCTGCTTCCGCAGTTCGGCGGCTTCGCGCAACGATTCATCGAGTAATTGATAAGATTGGTATACCTTTGGATGGACAGAACAAGCATCTTGCTGTCGCAAATAGGCGTTAATTCTGTCGGTCAAAGGGCTGTCTTTTGTAACAACAGGCGTCGGCTTAGTGGTCATCTTTGTCTCCCAATAGCCACTGCCAAGCAAAACGCATATATCCGTGACATACCGGGGAAACAATAGTCGGCGCTAACTTCGGATCGGGTACGGCTACCCATCGGAAGCTGCCGCACTGACATTTGTACAGGGCTTGCTTAACCATCTTTGCCTCCCAAGGCGGCGCGGCATTCTTCCGCAATGCGCATCCAAATATTTGGACGTGGGCCGTTTTCACCATCTTCTATATCTTCGCGGTCCTCGGCTATGTCCAACACACTATTTAATGTGTCCCGCAGTTCCTTCACCTGTGCGTCGCGTTCGAGGTAGCAGACTGAAATCGTGCGGATAGGTAATTCGTCGTTATGCGTTATCCAAAACTCAGCATACTCCAGCGCCTTCGCGTGGTCGTTCATGGCTTCACCTTCCGGTAGCTCTTCACCCAATAAGCGCTACGCTCTAGCCAATACATTCGCCAGCGTTTTCCAGATTTCATTTTCCCTCCTTCTGCGCGTCGGCGCGGAGTTCGGCTACCGTATCTAACGTCTTGTCGTAAGCATCGCCTACTTTTTCGTGCGCAGACTTCCAAAACTCAACACGCTTTTTCAACAAGGCTATCTCCCGCTTGGCGGCTGCGAGTTCGCCTATGTAGCATCGCCCGTCTTTTCCGGCGCAGGGGCCATGTCCGACCATTACGGTATCAGTGCCGCAAGAGTGCCCTGTTGTGTAACAAATATCTACATTTAACGGTGTCGCCGCAGCATCGGGCGTGGCCGGCCTGTAATCTTCGCCGCGCCCAAAGTAGCAATTCCACTCTGGATGCAGCCGCTTAAATTCTTCATCTGCTGGTGTCGCCGCAGCCTCGGGCGCAGGCCAGCCTTTGTTCCAGTTATCCTTATAGTCTAGTGCAACCTCGCTCGGCGTGGCCGCAACTTTCAGCGCCGAACTTCCATTGGCTGCAAACTCGTAATCGCCGTCTGGCGTGGCCGCAGCAGTCAAATGCTCACCAGACGGGGACTCTTGCGCCGACTTACCCCCAAGGTGCGGGCCAAGCTCTACCACTGCCGCGAGAACGGCCGGCGCGTAGGCCAGGGCGAAAGAGTTCAGGCGGTCGGGGTTCATATCCTTGCCCAATCCCGCCGGTACCGCCCAGTCTCGTGTGCGTGGCAGGCGTACAGCTTCCAGAGCCGGATACGGTATCCGTTATACGCCATGCACGCTTGCGGGAAGGTCTCGCCCTTCAGCATCGCCTCGGCGTACTTCGCCGCGACAAGGTACGTTGTACCGGCATTGATCTTTAGCGCGCAGGTGAACACCGCGGGGAAACTGCGCCACGGGATACCAACCTTGCGCAATTCATTCTGCCATTCGATTCGCTGGGCGAGGTTCATACCGGCACCGCCAGCAGGGCTAAAAGTTTCTTGCGGTTCAGCGGTTTGGCTTCTTCGGCGTAGCGGTAGGCGGCATCGAGCGCCGCGTCCATTGCTTCGACCTTGGCCTGCAGATCATCGCGTTCCTTTTCCACTTCCTTGTAGTCCTTATCCGTGAACATGTCCCCAATTTGAGTTTCGTACTCCTGGGCTTGCACTTCCGCATCATCGACCGCTGCGTACACCGCAGCGACTTCCGTTAATCCCGCTTGGTAGTACAGGCGTTCCAGTTCCTCGTTGGATAGGTGGCGAGTGTACATCATGACCGGCCCGCCCACCATACCACGAAGAACCAGGCGCCGACTACCACCGCCATCATGATCCACACGACGTTATCCATTGTTCACCTCATCCGCCTTGAGCCCGGCGTATTTCTCCGGGTACTCCTCGCGTAGTGTCGGCTCCGGCCCCTCGTTGATGACAGTTCGGGATCTGCCGCGGCGCCATAGTTCGAAGTCAAGCCGGGCGGCTTCCATCGCCTCTTGCAGTTCGGCGGGTGTGCGGGTGTCGATCATGATGTGGCCTTGGCGATGGCGGCGCGGGCAAACTCTACTGCTGGTTTGTCAGGGGTGCGCACGCCCATTTGTGAGCCATTAGTATTCCTGTGCCCTGTATCGCAAGACGCTACCAACTGCCGCAGCGCCGCCAGCATTTCGGCATTGACGGCGCGTAGACGGTCAACTTCGCGGCAGGCGTCTGCCAGGTCGAAGTATTGGCGCAGCGCCGCATCTGGCGCGAGGCCCGGTGTGTGCTTGCTCATGATTTCACCCCTGATCCACGAGTTCATCAAACTTACCCTCGGCCCTGCGCATCGCTGCGATGAAGTTGGGCTGGTCGAGTACGAGCCGCTTCAGCGTCTTGTAGCGCCTGGCACCGCGCCGGGCATAGCACAGGGCTACAACGAGGGCGAGAGGGCCGAAGATGATGACCCCGCCTAGAATGATGTTGAGTACGTTCATGTCTTCATTCCCTCCTTGTAGTAACAGGCCAAGCGGGTGAACTTCGGCCGCAGAAAGTCCCGCTTCGCGAAGTCCGAGAATGCGAGCTTCTGCTTTCCTAGTGTATCCGGGCAGGCGATCGACTTTAGCCGGTTGATCTCCTCGCGCTGCGCCACGTTGTCCTCGTAGAGTTGCACCCCCACGTAGACCCCGGCGAGGATCACGAGGAGCAGGACCGTCTGGAAAGGCGAGACGGTGCGCGGGGCGGTCGGATGGATCTCGGGGTGAAACTCATCCCGGTGTGCAAGAACAGCCTTCACTGCCTTCGGATTGAGCTTTGGCGTGTACCGGCCGCACATCCGCGCCCACTCGCGTTCGGAGGGGCTCATGCCCGACCCTTCGCTTTCTCGCGCGACCACTGGGCGAGCAAGGACTTCCACCGAGCCGCGTACTGCCGCGCTAGATGGACGGCGCATACCGGCTTGCCGGTGTAGGGATTGGATGTTGATTTACGCATACTACCTCCTGTGACTGTGGAACTACGGAAAGGTTCAAAGTTTATCGCTCCAGCTTAGTCGCTTGACTACCCGGAGCACATACCCCAACCGGCGCAACTCCTCGGCTAGCAGGCGGTATTCTTTCGGCTTGGCGGGCACCGTTGCGGCCGGATAGATGCCCTCACCGTGCTGGCCAAGGTGCATATAGGACATACACCGGTTAGGGTTAGCATCGGAATCGGGGAGCCAAGCTATCACGTCCCCGTTATCCTTCCACTTGCGGAAGATCACGCGGTCGGGTAGCGGTACCCCGCGCGGCGGGTGCATCTTATGGTGCGCGCGGTCAAGGGCAAGCGTAATTGTGCTCATAACGTCACCCTGAAGGCCAGAGCTTCGCTGATCTCGCCGGACCTCTGCAGCATGTCCACGTAGTCAACCCAGGCCATGCGCACATCGGCGGGGTAGTTGTTCTGGGTCTTGCCGGGCTTGCGAGTACCCGGCGCCCCCATCACGCCCAGATCGTTCCAGAATGCCGCGCGGACTGCGGCTTGAGTGGTTAGCATGGTTACATCCTTTCCACGTCATTAAGCTGTTGATAAAGGTCCGCGCCCAGGAACTTGCGCAACCGTTCGCCCTGCCGCGCACATACTGTATACGTCCGGTGCGCTTTCCGACTGTCGGTGTCATATCCATAATCCCCGCACCAATCTTCGAACCCGCGCGCATTGTCTACCCCGGTCGCATCGGATATCAGGCAATCCAGCACTTCCGCAACCTCGGGTTCTTTGCCGTGGTGCCCCAGCCCCATGCTGAAGTAGACCGTGAACCGCCGGCCTTTGTGGCGCATGGCAACGCGCCAGTGGTCCATAGGATATTTGCTATCCTGTTCCATGTTCGGATTGTCGTCCGCCTGTTCTACTGCTGCGGTGATTTTGTTCGCTGCTACAAATTCTCGCATGTCCATATCGTTCCTTTTGTCAGAGGCTCACAGGGCGCCCCGTTACCCTTCTGGTAATTCCCAGATTGAAGCGCCTTAACTCCAGGGCGCTTGATATGGGAACTTGATTAGACTGTGGCGCAGTCCCGCGCGGCCCAGGGTGTGAGCATGATTCAGCTTGCGCCTTGGTTAGCTGCAATTCGAATCGATTGAATGAGGCAATCATGCGTAGTTACCCCTTTCGACAATATCGCCCCAGCTTGCGACTTGATACCGGCCGCCGGCCCAGCGAATTAGAGTTAAGGCGTATGTATCGCCCGTGTTAAGATACTCAAAGGCCGGGCTTGACGTGCAATCGCCCGGTTCTTCGCCCACGCGCCACACTGCTTCGGCGCCATAGGTTCCCGCTTCCACGTTTAAGGCGGTTAGGCGCATATAGGCCAGGCCGGGCGGGTTATAACACTGCCGCGCTAGCTCAACTGCCGCAGGGTGTTCCCGCACGGCGGCCGCCGATTCTAGCAGGCGCCGCAAGATTTTACCCTTGCCAGGAAAGGCGAGGTCTAGGGTTTTGATTGATGGCAAATTCATGATTGCCCCCCTGCCAGAGCTTCTAGCGCCAGTTCGGCTTCGACAACGCGCCGATATGGATCTCCCCACGGTTCGCCATCACGGCCGAAATCGATACCGCCTAGGCTTGCAAGGATACGCGGCCCGATAGGCGCGGACTGCCGCGCTTCCTCGGCGCTGTAGCAATCGCACGCCCACAACTGCCATGGATTACAGTTCCGGCCGCCGTCCTCATTGTCCGCTATCCAATCGGCGGATGTGCCAGTAGGGTCAACCTCCCAACTGAATGAATATCCCGTGTCGCGTGCTTTTCGTTCGGCGGCCGCGAGCTTGCGGGCACCCTGTATCCGGCCTTGCATGGGAGATTGAGTTGCGGGATCGTACGAGTAGCCGGCGTGCTTGAGGAAAAACTGATAGGCGTTCATTTGAGTACCTCCCTATCGCGGTATGCTTTACCGGGTGAAAGGGCGCGCACAGTAACATCCATGCCCGCGAACCAATCAGCAGGCAATGCGTACTGTTCGGCGTGTTTGCGTAGTCCGCGATGCAACGCGGCAAGCGCATTGTCTGTTCGCGTACCGATAGCGTCAAAGGTAAAATTTCGGGTTTCGAGCGTAACAAGGATCATGATTGCACCCTGCGCTCGGGATACTGTATCGAGTATTCCACCTCAGCCGGCATGATGCCGCGCAACTGGGCAAAGCACATCAGCGCGTACGCCAGCGATCGGGTATCGTCGCCGCACAGTACATCGGACGTGATGCTGCAGTCCGTCCGCGGATCTGTCATAGATAGGCGCGCGGTATTGGTCTCATCGAGGATGTTGAAGTTCATGATTGCACCTCGACAAGCTCACCTATCGGCCGGCCGTTGCTGGTAGCCTCTGCAGTGTAGTATCCATCTTGTCCATCCCATTGCACACCGCGGAAACCGGCCGCGCGGGATAACTGCCTATCAGTAGGGTTAAAGGTTTCGAACTCGTGTGGTGTCCCCACGTTGAACACCTCGCGCCGGCATGCGATGGTAACAAGGCCGTGACCGTACCGATCATTGACATCAAAGCCGTCCCGAGCATTGCCCCATACATCATATGTCCAGAGCTTGAACGTACGGACCTTGACCGGTATGGCTTTCGAATTACTCATGATTCAACTCCTCGCGCTATTAGTGGTTAGCGGGTACCATTTGGGCATATGCCCCTTGCAGATAGTAATTAGTGTAAAGCGATTTACGTGCCAGATGCTAACCTATTGATTTATATAGTCCGAGATAATCGATATGTGCCGCGATTGTTCACCTAATTGGGAATATCCTTTACAATCAAGGGTACAATCGCGGCACCGTGTGACGTTATTTGGCATCGTTCTGGGCGCGCAACGCGTCTCTGATAACGTGCCAGTTATGGCGCCCGTTGATTACACCTCCGGCCGTGCATACGTGGATAATCTGATTGCACGATCGGCAGCCCGATTGGAGCCCGTCTGCCATCGGTGCGCATTTGTTGAACTCGACCGGAGCTTTGCGCGCATGACAATGCGTGCACCTCTTACCGGTGAGCTCTAATTGCGCAAGTTTAGCTGTGCGCTTTGCTTCCTTGCGGCCAGCGGTCGCATGATCGAGATAGTGCTGGCGTGCAAATAGATAGGCGCGCACAGTTTTAACTGCGTCTCGTACGCTTAATCCTTCGCATAGGGAGCATATATTCGATCCTCTATAGTAATCATTCCAGGGTTTAGCTAGTCCACAACATTCGCAGGTAACGGCCGGTTTAGCTTGAGACATGGTAAATTCTCCGTTAAAAGGTTAAAACGCTATATATACGAGTATAGCACGTGTAAAAGGTTCAGTGTATATTTTGACTGATAAAGATAGTATATTAGTATAAAGTACTCGTGAAAATACGCAAGCGTATGATTGCGTAGGGTTTTGCGGGTAGGCGGCCGGGCGTTGATACAAGATAAACGTTGAAGTGCGAACTAAACACCTAAAAAATGGATGAGAGACTTCTATTCACGTGTTTTTACGTGTGTACGCGACACCTCGAACGTTTGAGAATTGTTTCCCTAGGTCTCCTGGAGGTATACAGTCATAACAGTGTATAGTTATATATATATAGAGTTAAATCTTTTCTTAATGAATCAATGGGTTATCCGGCCGACCAGTACTCTATACTAATGGACTAATTTAATCAGCGAACATAAGTCTATTACTATTAGCCAAATAACTTGTATTAACGCTAATCCGCCATGCGCCCAGCAGCATACATCCTCGCAGCTCGGCTACCGAGCGCGCTAACCCCATGATTTCATACGTTATTGCGGCTGGGCTTTCGGGCGTTGGGGGGTAGGGCGGCGAGGCCCCCGGCGGTTGTGGGGGGTCATATACGCGACAAAGCATCGCAGCCTGTACCCCGAACGGGGGTGGGGGGTACGTACCCCCTATATGTCCGAGGTACATAAATCTGTACCTCCAACCCCCTAAAAGTATACCCGCTAGGCGTTCGGGGTACGTAAAATTGTACCTCCTTAGCTTCGGGGGTACACAAAATCCTACCCCGTACCCTTCCGGGGTGCATAAAATTGTACCCCCTGCCCATAAATTTGTACCCCGCACCCATTGACATGTGCCCCCAACCGTGCTACGCTAGTTCTTTAACCTAAGGAGACCCACTATGTCCACTTCAACTGCACTGAATACCCAAACCTTCGGCCGCCTGACCGTTGACCATCTCGGTGTTATGAAACCTACGCCCTCCGGCAAAAATCGGAATCCCTATCTTGACTGCTACTGTTCTTGTGCCCCCGGTGCAGATGAAGTAGACGAGAATGGAAACGGCTTTGATGTGCCCGTCGTGCGGGTGCGTGCCGACCGCCTGACCTCCGGGCACACCCTTTCCTGCGGCTGCCTCCTGCGCGAGATGCGTGCCGCTCAGAAGACCCATTCCCCGCGGTACACCGATCTTGTCAAGTGGGCGGTTGGCGTTCGGGCGGAAATTCTGGGTAGGTACAAAGGCAAGATGTAAAGCCCTTGACTACTTGACACCCCGCCGCAAACCTGTCATACTTTTCTCATGGTCAGCAATTAAGCGGGCCTGTCACAGGAGATAAAACCCTATGAAAACTGCACTGGAAACCGCAATTAAAGCCCTCGTTGAAAAAGCTAAAGGCTCTGTGCCTTCACATGAGGCGATGCAACTCACGCAGGCAGCACTCAACCTCGCACACGTTCAGGCGACGCTGAGAGAACCAAGATAGCGCCATGACCGCCCGCCGCACACTCACCCCCTGCTGGTCCTGCAGCGACTACGCTCACCACGAGCATCGCTGGTACTGGGCCGCGCGGCTGTGCGGTTGGGTGCAACGATTGACGGGGTATGGGCGATGACCGACTTCCCCCTCCCCGCCGAGCAGTCCCCGAGCGAGCTTCGCCAGGAGTCGCGCCTCGCTGGCATCCCCGAGTTCTACAAGACCAAGCACGAGAGAATGGCTTGCGAACTCGCACTGCGGATGGAGGATGCCGAGGCGATCTTTCGCGCCTACGACTACACGCCGGAGCAGGCGGCGACGCTCTGCGAGTCGCAGGCGTTCATCACCCTGCTGGAGCGGGTCACGAAAGAGATCCAGTCCAGTGGGCTCACTTTCAAAACCAAGGCCAAGGCGATCGCTGAGGACTCCCTACCGTTCGCCTACGAGATGCTGTCGGACCCCAACTGCTCGTCGGCCGTGCGGCTTGGCACGATCCAATGGGTGGCAAAAATGGCCGGGCACGACGTGCCACCCAAGGCTGACGGGGCGGTTGGAGGGGGGTTCACACTCTCCATCACCTTCGCCGGGCAGGAACCACAGAAGGTAATATCGTCACACGAACCACTCACAATCGAACAGGAGGCATAAATGGAAAATCAGCACCGGCAGATCACGGGGTACCGCAAACTTTCACCGGCTGAAATCGACATACTCAATCGCATTAAGGCGAGCGCCGTAGGAGTCGGCGAACTGCTCAAGGCCATCAGCTATGGCAACCCCGGCGGTGGAGACGCACCGGAGGGTGTGGCCGATGCACGGTGGTACATGATCGCACGCACCCACTTCCAAGAGGGGTTCATGGCTTTATCGCGGTCGATTGCAAAACCCACCACGTTCTGAGGAAGGAAGATGGATAAAGAGATGCAAGCCGCCGCCCGCAAGAAAATACAGGACGAATGGAAGGCCCGGCGGGAAGTTCAAATCAGGGAGTTGCAGGAGTATAATCTTCGATACCCCTGCGACTTCTGTCGGGATTTAGAACATGGGAGCGGTGACGGTTCGGCCTACGGGTTGGCGTTTGACTCCCATACAATCAAATGTCCTGAGTGTGGGTCGTGCTTTTGGTCTGATGAATCGTAGTTTAACTAGATAACAGGAGAATCAAAATGCACTACCGAAACGGAAGGGAAGCAAAGAACGGCGACCTCGTAATCTCACTGGACGGATATGGCAACGCTGCCATCAACGCAATTGGTGTGTTGCACAGCGCGGTGTTAGGCAACGACTACTGCAACGGCAGTATCGCGCCGATTCAACCGACGAACAAGGGCGCCTGCATAGTCGATTGCCTGCACATTGAGGATGTGCTGGCCATTCTTGCCGAGAAGGGTTTGGACAAGCGGCCGGAGGGGAAATGACATGAGCGTCAACGGATGGGAGCGGGACGAGTTGATCAGTTTCAATCGCCGCATTGAGGCGCTCGAAACGCTGGTGCGTGAACTCGATGCCCGCACCGGCGGTCTTGTTCGTCTTGGCCCGACGGAGCACTATCCCGACGCGGATGAGATAAACCGTGTCACGAAGAGGATTCTTGACTCGATTCCCCCACTCAAAGCCGAACCAACAGGACTGATTTCCAAATTAGGAGACTGACATGAAACTCAAACCAATGGCCCGCGCGGTTCACAACGCTCTCCAGTACATCGGTGAGCAGTGGCGAATCGCCCAGTGGCATCGTGAGCATGGAGGTGGACCATGAGTGATCTTGATAAAGCGGTAGCGACTTCAGACACGATGATTGCGCAGAAGCAAGCCGACGCAGCGGCTCACGCCGCGAGCATGGGGCTCGACCTCACGACGGGTCTGCCGATCACGCCGGATACCGTGCGGGGGAACGTGATCAACCCGAACGCCGTGGCGCCGGGCACGAGCGACCCCAACCGCGAAGGGGCCAGTCGCCAGCCGGGAACCACGAACCGTACGATCAACTCGAAGGACACGCGGTGAGCGCTGAAGCCGCCTTCGGTTGGGTATTACTTGCAGTAGTCGTTGTTTATTTACTTTTACGATAAGGAGATTCACATGATCACACTGGTACAGTTAGAACAGGACATCAAAGACGAAGTCGCGAAGCTGGAGAAACTCGTAGGCGACGATCTCGCGTACTTGAAGGCGAAACTGATAACCGTCTTCGCGCACCCGACGGTTGTGGGTGCGGCGAGCACACCCATACCCGAGATCACGCCCGATCAGGTTGCATCCCCTGTACCTGCCCCGGCGCCCACAACGGTTGCACCGGGGGTCTGACATGCCCTGGACCCCCGAACAATTCAGAGCCAAGCACAACAAGAAGCTCTCCCTCCCCGCGGCCAAAGCCGCTGCGGCACAGGCGACGGCGATGATTCAGCATGGCGTGAGCGAGGGTGTTGCCATCGCGGTCGCGAACAAGCACGCCAAGAAAGGGTTGGGCATGACGGGAGGAAAGCCAAAATGAATGCCGTTGTCGGGATGCTGTTTCTTATCGTTATGGGCTACTGTGCCGTCTCATGGTGGCTCGATCATGGCTGAACCTATCGAACTACGCCGCATCGGCGTGATGACCCCCTTCGACGAGGCCCGCGCCACGCTCGCCCGCTGGGAGAAGGAGTACCCCGAGACGACACACATCGCGCTCATCGTGCATGACCCTGAGAGCTTCGAGTATCAGGTCACAGGCGCAGAGCACTACCCGATGAGCATCTCCGAGATCGCGGGGATCTTCTACCGCGCGGCTCAGTTGGCGGCGGACTGATGGCGCACGCGAGAATTTTGATTCATCCGCGCTGCGTCGCCGGCCCCGCCGCGGGCGCCCTCGCCGCCCACCTGCAGGGGTTGGGCTACGACGTGAGCAAGGTCGTTGCAGGCCCGCCGAACGCCCGAGGGCGGTGCGAGTTAGTGCGCATACTGGAGGAAGGGCCGGAGGGGCTGCGGCTGCAACGATTCGACATGACTGAATACTTTCACAAGGTCGGCGGCGTGGCGCCGGCACCAGGGGAGGCGGCATGAATTTGATTCAGGGGTACTGGCGCACCACGGCGGGCCGGTACATCCCTTCATTCACGGCCCCTACGCTTATCCACCGGCTGTATCGGTGGGCGGTATTCAACGAACGATGGGAGGACGCATGACAAACCGAACCTGCAACAACTGCGGCTGGGTGGCGTTCGGCGTGAGTCGCGAGTTTGCCGAGACCGAGGTCGCGCGGTTCAACAAGTTCTATAACGAGTCCCCGCCCGAGACCAAGGAGTGCTACGGTGGCCCATCGTCGATCGCGCACTACGAGTGCTGCAGCCGGTGCGGGAACGGACTCACGGAGTTTCACGACAGCGAGCCGGGCGACTGCCCCGACGGGTGCACGCTGTCGCCGATTATAGTGGAGGCGGCGAGAGTTGCGAATCGCACACGCCGCGAGCGGCTGGACCGGCAGGAAACCCAGGCACTCGTCGATCGATACCTGAACATACCCGAGTATCCGGCGCCTGCTGTGACGGGGTATGAGGTTACGCCTGCGAGTGGGGTACAACTTGTCAGTTGACGCCAAGTTCCCGCCGGTCATCTCCGCGTACATGCAGTCCGATGCGCGGCACCGGTTCATCCTCGGGCCGTTTGGTTCGGGGAAGTCCGTCGGATCGCAGTGCGAGATCCCTCGCCGCGCGGCGATGCAACGGGCGTCACCACTCGACGGCAAGCAGAAAAGCCGCATCGCCGTGGTCCGTAACACTATGCCGCAGCTTCGGGACACGACAATGAAGACGTGGTTCGACTGGTTCCCAAACGGTTCGCTCGGCACCTATCACGGCATCACCAAGACGTACCACATCAAGAAGGATGAGATGGATTGCGAGGTCGTGTTCCGCGCGTTGGATGACGCGAGCGACGTGAAGAACTTGCTCTCGTTCGAACTTACCGGCGCCTACTTGAATGAGTTTCGCGACATACACCGGGACATCGTCGAGGCGCTCGACGGCCGGATTGGCCGGTACCCTCGCATGAATGATGGGGGGCCATCGTGGACCGGGATGTGGGGCGATTCGAACATGCCGGAGGAAGGGTCGTACTGGTGGGGGATGTGCGAAGGCATGGACCCCGACGACTTGAAAGTCAAAAAGCCAAACGACTGGGCGGTGTTTAAGCAACCTGCCGGCGCGATCCGGCTCGCCGACGGAACGTACACCGAGAACCCGGCGGCCGAGAATAAAAATAATTTGCCGGTGGGGTACTACACCAACCTCGTGACGGGCAAGACCGATGAGTACATCCGTGTCTACGTGATGTGCGAGTATGGGCGTTCGAAAGGTGGGAAGCCGGTGCACCCCATGTTCAACAAGGACGTGCATGTGGCGAAGGGGCTTCTGATACCGAATAAACAATGTCTGCTTCTTATTGCGGCGGACTTCGGCCGCACTCCTGCGATGGTGCTGAAACAGCAGGACGCGATGGGGCGCGTGCTTACGTTTGACAGCATCGCGACTTTTGGCATGTCGATCGAGCGCGCAATAGAGACGCGGCTGTTGCCTTTGCTGCGGCGCAAGTATGACGGGTTTGATATCGCAGCGACCGGCGACCCAAGTGGCAATGCTGGCGGTCAGGCAGAGGAAGCCAGTTGTGCCGACATCTTCCGCAGGTATAGACGCAAGGGCATAAATAAGGTAAAACTCGCCTATACCAATAGTCCAATTTTACGCCAGGCATCGACTGATTATTTCCTTTCCATGCTTGTTGATCGTGGCATGCCTGCGTACTTGATTGACCCTGGCTGCGACGAACTGATTCGCGCGCTCGCGGGCGGGTACCAATTCAAGAAAACAAAAGATGGCAGGAACTCCAACGACGTGGATAAAAACGATGACTCGCACGTTGGGGAAGCGAACGAGTACGGTGACCTTTGGTTTCAACGGGGGGAGCAGCGCAAGGCAAATCTACGCGAGCGTGAGACTATTGAGATAGCACGGGTGCAGCCGAACGCATATAATGGCCCTCGTTGAACTTTTCCCATGAACACAAGTCATACTCAGATGGATACCAAAACATGCAAGCAGTGCAGCGCAGAAAAGTCTCTGAATGATTTCTACGCGAACGCCAAAGCAAAAGGTGGGTATGGTCAGGTTTGTAAGCAGTGTATTATATCCAACACTGTAGCGTGGAAAAGGGCTAATCCTGAGAAAGCGCGTGGATACGTTCGTAAATGGAATAAGGCGCACCCAAGCAAGTTGCGTACAGCGACAGATCAGTGGTGTGATAGGAACCCCGAGCGTGTGAAGAAAGCATCCGAAGCATGGAATAAGGCGCACCCCGCCCAAAATAATGCGCGCAACAGTCGTCACCGCGCTGGCAAACTTCAGGCTACTCCCGCATGGGCCGATTGGGGTTTGATCGACGCGACCTACACGATGGCCACAGCGATGACCCGGCTAACGGGTGTAAAATATCATGTTGACCACATCGTCCCGCTTCGGTCGAAGCTGGTGTGTGGGCTGCACGTAGGGTGTAACCTACAACTATTACCCGCGAAAGAAAATACTTCCAAGGGCAATCGTCATTGGCCCGACATGCCATAAGGAAAATCATGGAAATCACTTTATCGCCCACCTTCGACGAACTCAAACTGAACGAACTTGGCCGCCGGCTTACCAGCACGTTCGCGATTTACGAATCGGATCGCCGCGCGATTGAGGAGCGGTGGTTGCGGAACCTTCGTCAGGTCAGGGGCATCTACGACCCCGAAATTTTATCGATGATCCCGGCGGATAAGTCGAAGGCATACCCGAAGATGACGGCATGGATGGTGCGCGGCACGATCGCCCGGTTGATGCAACTTCTTTTTCCGATGACCGAGAAGAACTACGGAGTGAAGGAATCCCCACTACCCGACCTCTCAACCGCCCAACTGCAAGAAGTCCTGGACGGTCTCGTTGCACAGGGTGGGCAGTTGAATGACACCGTCATCGAGAAGGCCATCCTCGCATACGCGAAGGGTAAGGCCGAACGCATGGAGGTCAAGGTCTCCGATGATCTGATGGAAATGGAGTTCCTGACTTTGGCACGCAAGGTCGTGCGCTCTGCGGTGATCTACAACATCGGTGTACTCGAAGGCCCGCTGCATCGCGCCGTGAAGTCGCGCACATGGCAGCAGGACGTGAACACCGGCAAGTGGACGGCGATCGAAGTTGACAAGTACAAACCGTTGTTCGAGTTCACGCCCGTCTGGTCTTATTTTCCAGATATGACCGCTATGAGTGCCGAGAAGCAGGACGGCACATTTATCCGGCGCATCATGCTCCGGTCGGAAGTGGAGGCCCTGGGCCAGCGCCCTGACTTCCTCACTGATCGAATCAACGAGTATCTGCAGAAGAACGAGTTCGGTAACTACCGGGCAAGGTGGTGGGAGTCCATAATTAAGGGCGAAGCCAAGAGCGCGCAGTACACGGTGCAGGGCAAGGAGAGCCGCAAGTATGAGGTGATAGCCTACTACGGCGGGGTTAGCGGGCACGAACTGCGCAGTGCAGGGGTGACGGTGGCCGACGCCGATCTGGGTAAGACCGTCATCGGCAACGTGTGGATGATCGACGGTGTCGTGATCAAGGCGAAACTCGCGCCGCTTGGGCAGACCATCAACAGTCACCATGTGTTCGTATTTGAGGATGACGACCTATCCATTCTTGGCAATGGGCAGCCAGATACGTTGCGCGATACACAGTTATCGTTGTGCGAGACCGTGCGTGCGATGCTCGACAACGCATCGGTCATAGGCCCGATGTGCGAGATCAACACTGACATGGTTACGCCGGGGCAGGACCTCACGATCCGTAAGAACATGACGATCTTCCGCGAGAGCCAGGGCGGGCAGTCCGATGCAATCCCGGCGGTGCGCAATGTCAGCATCGACAGTCACCTGCCTGATCTGCTGCAGCTTGCCCAACTGTTCCTCGGCTTCGGCGATAAGGAGTCCGGCCTCCCGCCCGCCTCGCTGGGTGACACGTCGGGGGGTGGCAGCGAGGCTCTGCGCACGACGAAGAACGCGAGCATGTTCCTCGGTGCCGCGGCGCTACCGATTCGCGACACCGTGCGGAACTTTGACACGTTCACCATTTCAATGGTCTCCGCGCTCGTCGCATGGAACGAACGCTATGATCCAAACCCCACCCGTGATGGGGACCACGATGTGATCGCACGCGGGTCCACCAGCCTGATTGCGAAAGAGGTACTCGCGCAAAACCTTGAGAACTTCCGCGCCGGGCTCACGCCCGATGACATGCCCTACGTCAAGATGGGCGAACTCCTGAAGGCCCGAGCGAAGGCGAACGACATCCCTGTTGATGATATCATGGAGGACGACGACAAGGCCGAACAGAAGATCAAGGCACAGCAGGATGCACAGCAAGCGCAGTTGCAGAGCCAGCAGTCGTTGATCGAGGCGCAGGTCAAGGAGCTACTCACCCGCGGGCTTGAGCACGAAGCGAAGGCGCAGTCCGAAGGCGCGAACGTCGGGATCAACGTGTTCCAGGTTCTGCTCGACGCGATTACCAGCGGCCGCAAGGTCTCGGCGGACCACGCGAAGAACCTGATCGCCGCGCACCAGGCTGACTCCGCGCGCATAGTGGCGGAGAAACCGGTACCCACAGGAGGCAGTAAATGAGTACGATAAAAGCCGAGCAGCACGCACAAGAAGTCGCCGTGTTCCTCATGCGGAACGAGGGGGGATTGCAGAATCTTCGCTCGTGGCTCTATGGCAGGCGGGATCAAATAAATCGCGACTGGCCGGGGCAGGTTGGGGAAGACTTGATCCGCCTGCAGGGAGCGGCCAAAGAAGTGGCCAAGTTGATCCGAATGATCGACGTAGGCCCGTCAATTAAACCTACTGAGGGAGCACCGTCATGACCGAACCGACCGTACCTGTTGTTGATGATTTTGACACCATCTTCAATCAGGTGGTTGCCGAACTTGAGAACCCGCCCGTAGTGCCCCCTGTGGACACTCCCCCGGCCACCCCACCCGCTACGCTGCCCGAGACGCCACCGGCTGCCCCGGTAGTGCCCCCCGTGGACACTCCGCCGGCCACTCCGCCGGCCACTCCGCCTGCGACCCCGCCTGCGACCCCGCCTGCGACCCCTCCGGTGCCCCCAGTCGCCCCCGCGGCGCCCGCTGCACCGCCACCGGCGCCAACTCCCCCGCCCGCGCCCCCACCGGAAACCCCGGAAGCCAAAACGGCGCGCGAGGCGTTCGAGAAAACTATCGCCCCGTACGAACCCACGGCAGACGAAAAGGCGGCGATGGAGAAGTTCAAGGCCGATTTTCCCGGCGAGCACGCGGCCGTCGAGTCGCGGTTCAAGGCTGAGAAACAGGCGTTCAATGCGCAGGTGTACGAAGCTGTGCAGAGCGTCCTGAAAACGGTCGCTCCCCGCCTCGCGTCCGTGGAGCAGACCACGACGAAGGCAGCGTTCGACACACACTTCGCTGCGCTGCACACCGCGCACGCGGATTTCGACGCCGTGGTGCCGAAGGTTGCGGAGTGGATCAAGACCCTGCCCTCCTACGCCCAGGTTGGTGCACAGGCCGTGTACGATGGCGGTACTACACAGGAAGTGATTGCGTTAGTAACCGACTTCAAAAAGGCAACCAACATGACTCCAACTCCTCCTGCGCCGCCTGCCCTACCGGCCCCGCCCGCGCCGCCAAGACCCGACGGCGCCGATCTCACGCCAGTCAGTTCGCGTCGGCCGGTGACCACGCCGAAGGGAACTCCAGATCCCAACGATTTCCAAGGTGGGTGGGATCAGGCCGTGGCCGAACTCAGGTAAGTTGCACACAAATCAAAAAGGTGCCATACTAATCTTATGGGAATCCACACGTTGATGCACAAACTGAACCTTTTTGAAGGGGTATTGTCATGACCATCATGTCCAAACTCGCCGTTTCTGCATCACTTGTCGATTTCGCCGTAAAGCAACTTCTTGGCGATCATGTGGCGGTCGATACTGTCGCCGCGACGGGGTCGCTGATCTCCGACGCCGCACTCATTAAGTCGGGCCGTAACGTCGTCACCGCTGCCAACGGAACGAAAGCGGTCAAACTCCCGAAAGCCGAACCGGGCTCCTTGGTCGAGATCGTGAACACGGTTGCCAACCAGACCCTCATCGTATTCCCCAATCTTGCCGCCGACCAGATCAACGCGATCACTGCGGGGAGTTCGTTCAGCCTCGTAGGTGGCGCGCGAGGCGCGTTCCTGTGTGACGTGGCTGGGCATTGGTATGTGGCTGCTGCCAACCTGACCGGCACTTCGACTTCGGCTACGACTTTGCAATTGGATCAGGCGACAATTCCTTCGGCGGGCGTAGAAGTCGTTACGGCTACCAACGTCATCGCCGCGACCGAGAGCGGGCTGACGTACTTCCTGAATAGTGCGACCGAGTTCGTGTCCACGCTTCCGGCGCCCGCAGCGGGGCTCAAGTTCTCGTTCATCGTGACTGCGGCGCCCTCCGGCGCGAGTTACACGGTGGTTACGAACGCAAGCGCCAACATCATCCGTGGATTGCAGTTTAGCTCCGCAGGCGACGCAGGCGACAACGGGCAGACCGACGACACAATCACTTTCGTAGACGGCCAGGCTGTCGCCGGAGACCGTGTGGATGTGGAGTCCGATGGCACTAACTGGTTCGCGTATGCGTTCAGCAAGGTCGCGGCTGGCATAACCTTCACGACTGCTTCGTAAGAATGACGGCCCTCGGTGATCCGGGGGCTGTGTTATACTAATTACATGAGCGATGGTTCCACAGTTGAGCCCTCACTAGAAGCAAAAGAAATTTAACTCAACAAGGAGTCTCTCATGACTGACATTCTCTTGACTGGCGACATCTCAAATCGTACGGCAGCGTACGTGATAGTGCCGCTACTGAAACGCCATGACGCGAACATGCTTCTGGAGCGGTTCGGCCAGGCGTTTGTGATACCCACCCGTTCAACCAAAGTCGCAGTCTTCCGCCGCTACGAGGCCCTGGCCTTGGCGATCACCGCGCTGGTCGAAGGCGTGACCCCCTTCGGCACCAAGCCGACGATCACAGATTATAGTGCCACCCTGCAAGAGTACGGTGATTTCCTGGCCTACTCCGGGTTCATGGTGGACACCCACCAAGATCCGATTCTGCAGGAATACGGCTCCCTCGCCGTGCAGCAAGCTGCGGAAACCATCGAGACCCTTCGCTGGAACGTGGTCAAGGCCGGCACGCAGGTCGGCTACACCAACGGCGGCATCACCACGGTCAACACTCCGATCAACCTGAACGCCCAACGCACGGCGACCGCAGCGATGCTCCGCCAGCGCGCGAAGCCGATCACCAGCATGGTGTCCTCAAGCCCCGACTTCCGCACGGAACCGGTCGAACCTGGTTTCGTTGGTATCCATCACACGGACCTGACGAACGACATCCGCAACATGCAAGGGTACATATCGACCAAGCAGTACGCGAACAACACCAAGTTGTTCCCCGGCGAGCACGGCGCGGTGGAAGACGTGCGCTACTGCCGTAGCGTCCTGTACACCCCGTATGCGGGTACGGTCAGCGTTTACGGCGGTGCATCGACCACGATGCGCAACACCGGCGGGTACGCGGACGTGTACTCGGTTCTGTACATCTCGGCCGACGCCTACGGTATCGTGGCGCTGAAGGGCTCAAACGCGATGTCGCTGATCGCCCACAACCCCGGATCGTCCGGCTCGGCTGACCCGCTGAACCAACGCGGGACACTTGGATGGAAAGTTGCGACCACGAGTGTAATCTTGAACGATAATTGGTTATATCGGCTACACTGCGCAGCGACTCTGTAGGATCGCGAG